AAGACGATAGTATCTAAAATGCTCGTTACCAATAGCACCATAAGCACTGTTCAAAGAGATCTTCTTTGCCATCTGTATATTATTACAGCGAGCAATCTCCTTAGTAAGTTCAACAGAAGGATTCTTTTCATACTCCTGCTTTGCTTTAATCATCTTCTTCTTGAATATGACCCTAGAGTCATACATCTTCTGCATCATCTGTGGTAAGAACCCATGCTTATCCTTCCTGTACTGTGCTCCATTAGCACATGTAGCAAACTCAGAATCTAATTCTACCTGTTTGTTTAGAATCCCTTCAACGCTTGCGTTGGGATGTCTAGTCTCCCTGAGCGTCTCTGGGGAGATATTGTACTGCATAATAAGATGAGGATACAGGCTATTGAGATCAAAATTGACAACCCAATCATAGAATCCTGGTTTCGGTTCTTTAACATAAGCACCTGCGTATTTCGCGTCCTTTGTTGCTTCCTTCTTTGGAGGAATAGCAATCTTTCTTTTATTTAACTCATTGTAAATGTAATTATCCCACATCCTAACCTGTGAGAATACATCTTCATAATTCACCTTAGCATCATATGCCATAGTGAATGCTAGATCAATCAACTTCATCTTATCGTCAAGTTGATCTACCAACCTAACGTCATGGATGTTGTACTCAATGAACTTCTGCCAATCGTTTTCATAGAACTCTTTGAATGTATCAAACTCAGAGTGATCTAACTTCTTCTCATTCAATTCTACATTACAAATAAAGTCTAAACGATAACTCTCTCTATTCTGATAGGTAAACTTCTTATATAATTCTAGATAATCTAACGTGGATATACCAAGTGTATCTACAGCAAGCTGTCTACGTCCTTTAATGTAGATCTCACGTTGTGATACCAATCTCCAAGGTGATAATAACTTAACTGCTTTCTCACCAAGTATTCTCTCAATACGATTGCAGATGTACGGCATATCGAATAACTGTACATTCCACCCAGTAATTACATCGGGATAATTGTCTTGCCAATAACCGAGAAAAGCATTAAGCATTCCCTCTTCTGATCTGAAGTGCATGTAATCGACTTCAGCATCTCTGTTATCGAAAGGCCGTGCTCCCCAAACAGTAATGCGACCAGTGAAACTATCTTTGATTGAGATGGCGAGGATCTCTTGATCTGCTGATTCAATATCAGGAAAGCCGTTCTCTGCTGCGGTCTCGATATCAATTGTGAAAACACGGATCTTACTGGAATCAAATTTGATCTCATCTTCTGGATGTCCATCTGCTATGTACTGATATAGGAATCTAGTATTCCCATGTATTTCAAAATCTTCTACTTCCTTATACTTTTTTACAAATTCTCGTGCTTCTTTAATAGAACCAAACTGATGTGGTTCTACACAGTCACCTTCTAGAGTTCTCCATTCAGAGTAATTCTTTGAAGGCAAAAATAGCGTGGGGTTGAAAGGAACCCGCACGCTATATCTGTTACCATTTTCATATCCACGAACTAACAGGCGATTACCTGCTTGCTCAACACTGGTGTAGAACTTCATTCAATCTCGGAAATATATCGGGCAAGTAAATCCTTGCTAGGATCCACGAGAGTAGTTATATCAGATGACCTGACTGCTACTTCTTTATGGTCTGAGAATGGAGGCCATGTCTCAAGATTACCATCCGAGTCTAGCACCTTTGGTGAAGTTAGTATGCAATCAGGGTCACCTGGTAAAGTGTCCTCCTCTACTGCATCAACCTGCGCTATTATCCACTGGTTGCTCAGTCTCAGTAGGCTCGCTTGTATTTCCATTTTGTTGCTCCTCTGCGAAGAATATTTGCTCTTCAGTTAAACCAACATCTTTCAGTTTGGCAACGAAGTTATCAAGAATACCATTGTCAGGATAAACAACACTTATGATGTGTTCACCACTTAAACGATGTTCTTCAATTGGACTGAATGGACACCAACGTGTGTATTCAATCGGTATATTTCCATCTTCTCTAACTTCCCCTAGTTTAAGAAGATATGGAAAGTTCATACTATATCCAATAACCTTAGTATCTGGTTCATTGTTTTCACGGATCTCTCCAAATAAAGCAAGAACTTGATCTCCAGTAACTAGTGAAATGATACGAACATTATGATTCGTTATCAACTGTTTCTGTGCTGGAGGATTCACTGGTTGAGTTTGTGGTGTTTCCGTCATTTTCTAATTCTCTTTTTTGTTGGATTTTTTGTAGGTAAGATTGTTCTAATCCTTTTTCAGGACTACTGATTGTCATCACACAATCATATGGAATCTTAAAATGCCAATCTGGACTATAAGGATTCCACTTACTGAATTTAACAGTATACTCTGTTCCGAGTTGTTCTGTCAAGTACTGTGGTTGTTGTGTATCCAAATGCAGAACATAAGGTTCTTCCATCAGGAGGCAAAGACCTTTTTTATCTTCACCTTCCTGATCATAGACTTCCTTTAATTCAGCAATAACACGTTCCCCAGTCTTTAACGTAAGGATAGATACGGCCATAATTATTTTCTTCTTCTAAAAGTATAGCACTAAGAAGCAGAAGCGTCAAGCTTATTAAGTTCTTTTCCGAACCAAAGCTTATGCTTCTGCGCTTCTGGTATATGCTTTTGTAAGTCAACTGTTAAAAGGCCATTCTCAAACGTAACATTATCCACCTCTACGTCTGCCCCTAACTGCCAACTTCTAGTAAATGATCTAGATGCTATACCTTTATGCTTGTAATCATTATTATCTTCTTTGACTGGATATGCTCTAACTGTTAGAACATTCCTTTCTGTTGTGACTTCGATATCATCTCCTGAAAATCCTGCAAGAGCGATTTCCAAACTGGTTCTACCATCAGGTCCATTAATGACGTTGTAAGGAGGATAACTTGTTCCTGCTCCTGCAATAGCTTCAAGTCTTTGGAATGTTTCATCAAATCCAATTGAAAATGGTGTGAAATGTTGCCACACGAAATGGTCTAGGTCTTTATTGCCCATGATTCTTAGCTCCTTTAATAAGCGAGTTTGTGTTTTGTGGACCCCGAAGGCATCCATAATTAATTATAACACTAAACTCCAATCATAGAGGACGGTTTACCGCCAAGGTTGACCGCTTCGTCTGGATGATTTTAAATTATAATAAAGATTTAAACTGGTAGTTATAGCAATTACTGCTAGAAGAACTGTATCAATCATTAGTCTGTTTCTTTCTTCCTATATTATATTTACTCTCTAACGTCCAGTCATTCTTTTCTTTGAATGCTAATACTTTAATCTGATTCAATGGTGCTAAATCAGAGATAGCATCTTTATTAACAATAGATATCAATCCCCAGTCTGAAAGAAGTTGGATGATTCTATTCCTACGTTGTATATCATTCAATGATAAATTGGTCTTCTTACCATCTAATGCAAATAATTCTTTGAAGTGTACGATATAATACTTACCTTGCTTGTGTAGTATATGACAAGATTGATATATCTTCTTCTCCTTTCGTGAAGCAACACCAATACGAGTAAGAGTCTCTCTCACTTTAAGAAAGTCATCTGGTTCATTAAGAACCACTTCTACCATATCAGTTTGTTTCCACTGGATCTCAGTTTCGACGCTCATTTCCACCTTTCCTTAACAAATGTGCAATGTTTTCTAGGTGATCCTTTGTGAGAATCCTGAGTGCTTGTAGAGCCTTATCATCATTATAACCATAATACTCTTTAACTACTTCAAGGTAATCAATAGAATCCTTTCTAGTCCAAGGAGAGAATCTCTTTCTTGGTTTCACACTATTTAGTAAAAAGTCATATTGCATTCGTTTAGGAAGATGAGAACATTTGTTCATCTCATTCGCTAATAATATAGTATCTGTAAAGGAAGATAAACATCTATTTACAACATAAGCAGGATACTTTTTCGCACCCTGTTCATCATCAAGAAGAATATTCTTCTTTGATTGATTGATACTGTATAGATAATCTTTCAGTTGGTACATCATTCCAATGGCGTATCACGCCAGCAGTAATAAAACAATTAGTGACAAGGTAAGTAATGAAAATAATACTACGAACAATACATACCGCATTATCATACTCTGTAGTTGTATGATCCGCGAAACTTCCCAAGGCATACTTCCAAGTCCTCCAAAATTTAATCATGTAAACACGGCATTAACACTTACAACTTTAGCATTTGGGTTACGTGCTAGAGCAACCTGTCTGGCCTCAGCATAGTTACGAGCTTGTACTGTCTCTGTAAAGACTGTACCAGACACATAGAGTTTTACTTCACACTTCATAATTTAATAGGACTAGTTCCTTCCTTGCTGCTTGATCTATATTATAGCATCCTACAGATCTCATGGTGTAAGTGTGTGCAAATTCTCCAACTGTCCACTCCTTGAAACGATCCTTAACAATCTGATTTGAATTGTAAGAGATCAACATGGGAGATGTAAATGTATCACACCAGTTAGCAAAATCATCATGATCAAATGTCTTATGCATACCTCCCTTCTTACCATACAAGTTATCCTTGATATCGTAAGGAGGATCTAAGTACGTAAATACATCCTTCTCATCTGACAACATTCTCTCGTAAGAAAGATTTGTTATTGTCCAGTTTTCAATGAGTTCTGAGTACTCGCTAAGTCGTCCAATACCTCTGAGGGAAAAGTTGGACTGGGATGCTTGAGCACTGAAGGACGAGGACTCAGTAAGACCACTAAAACTGCACTTGTTAACAATGTAAAAAGCACAGGCCCTTTCAAAATTAGACACTTCTTCGCCATTAATTTTCTCCTTTGATTCTGTGAACAGTTGCCTTGCAGTCTCTACATCTGGAAATGTATTCTTTATATCCGTTAACATATTCTGGAGTTCTTCTCCATTATGCTGCAATTCGCACCAGAAATTATATAGAGGCTCATACAGATCATTGACCCATATCTCTATCTTAGGATATCTCTTTGTAATTTCTATTGCTACTGATCCACCACCTATAAATGGCTCTCTAAATTCTCTTACCTGAGTAAGGTCTGGGAGGAACTGCAACAGTTTTACTACTGCTCTGCTCTTCCCTCCTGGATATCTCAGTGGTGTCTTCAGTGATTTTTGTGTTGCTGGCATGATAAGGATTTGGTCTTTTGAGTTCAGTCATTTCTACCACCTGGTATCTGTACTATAATTTAGCACAGTTCTCTCAGATTTGCAAGTCATTAGCGAAATACTTCAAATCCCAAGTCAGTTAAACCTTTACTTTTACGTGAAGGATAAACAGCAACACTTGTTCTACAATCACCATTCTCATAAAAACATTCTTTTTTATCAGCAACAATAATTTTATCAGTTACGGCATCATGTACAATCAAATAATCAAATGAAAACTCATCATAATTATTATTACAAGTTGTCCCTCTTCTGGGAGAAGTTCTAGTCCTTTTTAACTTAACATTATTTCTATTACTATTTTTGCCTGTAGAATTAAATCTTTTAACTTGCAATTTTTTATTATTTTTTGCTATCATAAAATCCCAACCTTTATCTACAGATGGTTCTACCAGTTGTAGATCTTCAGAATCAGCCCATTCATAATACTTTGCAGCAAAATAATATTCACTTGCTCTCCCCTTCATTCTAGATAATTGAGTAT